AATGCTTTGATGAAGATGAGTAAAGACCTTAACGAAATAAAAACAATGGTAATGGTCCAGGATGTAAAGCATGATAGTTTAGAACGTAGAGTTGAACAATTAGAGGATAAGCAATGAAAAAATATAGCATCGAAGAAATAAAAGCACAATATTTATTAAACAAATACAAATGGTTTAGTGATATTAATTTTGTTGGCATACGTTCAAATGCTGATTTGCCTAATGTATTCGATGACTTATTCGGAGTAATTAATAATGAAAAAATAGAATGGTTTACTTGTACAACTAATCCTGGGGTACATTGGTTAAAGAACTTATTAAATCCAAAAGGAGCAGCGTTATTAAGACCTAGTCAATACGTTGATACTTGGAAAATAGGAATGCATCAAGGCAAGTATGAAGCGTTTTGTCAAGTCAAGCCAGTAACTGTTTATCGTGATAAAAACTTAAATGATAAAGCAGAAGAAAATCAAACTTTAGATACGGGATTATTTGGTATCAATATACACAGGGCAAACGAAAAATCAATATCTACAATAATAGATAAATGGAGTGCTGGTTGTCAAGTGCTGAATAATCCCGCAGACTTTAAAAAGATTTTAACTTTAGCAAAAGAATCAAAGAAATTAAACTTTACTTATACTTTATTAAAAGAATTTTAAAATGGACCAGGTTTCTATTATTGGCATAGTAATCGCCTTAATAGGTGTACTCAAAGGTAAAGATGTTTGGGATTACTTCAAAAGTAGGAATGAGTTAAAAGCTTCAGGTAATAACAAAGTAATTACAATTTACGAGGATCAAATCAACGAATTAAAAAAGAGAATAGAATTATTGGAGCAACGGATTGAAATGTTAATTGAAAAATTACAAAGTAAGATAACTAAAAGTCGAGGTAAGAAAAATGAAAATAACTAAAACAGGAACTAAAGGATTAGACCTTATAAAGAAATTTGAAGGGTTTAGATCATTACCTTATTTATGCCCCGCCAAAGTGCCTACAATAGGATTTGGAGCAACTTATTATCCTAATGGTAGCAAAGTAACAATGAATGATAAACCGATAACTGAAGCAGTTGCAACTGAGTTATTAGCCAGTATGATTGTAGGTTATGAAAAATCGGTGGATTCATTTTGTAGGGATGACATTAATCAAAATCAATTTGATGCACTTGTTAGTTTTTGTTATAACTTAGGATCGGGTAATTTAAAGATATCGGGATTGTTAAAAAAAGTAAATACTAATCCAAATGACGAAACTATTAAAGCTGAGTTTATGAAATGGGTTAAAGCTGGTGGTAAAACTTTGCCAGGATTAGTTAAAAGAAGAGAAGCGGAATCAACATTATACTTTACAAAATGAAAAACTTTATAAAACAAATATTAGCAGATGAAACAGGATCAATTTCGAGTAAACGAGTATGTGGAATTATATGTACTATTATGTTATGCAGTACTCTTTTTGCTAATCAGTTTACACCCGAACACATTAAGCCATCGGACACCTTAGTACAATGTGTAACTGCATTAGCTTTTGGATGTTTAGGATTAACAACTATTGATAAATTTAGCACAAAGAAATGAAAAAAATAAAAGAGAATAAAACGTTAATAATATTTGTAGTATCAATAATTTTGTGGGTTTGTTTTTATTCGTATTATGTTAGATAATATATCTGATAACTTTATCGTGTCCAATAAATCGCTTATTTTATGCTTGATAACATTATGTGTTCATTTATTGATATTGAAGTTTTTATATTCTCCTTACAACGAATTAGGAATAATACGAAATTATAAAATAGAAGTTGATAGTTTAAATAAAATAAATGATAGTTTGTATTCAGAAATCAAGTATCACAATATTGAGATTGAGCATTACGAAGAAGAAATAAGTTATATAGGTCATCAAAAACAAACAGTAATAATAAAATATAAAACCAAAGTAAATGAAATTGATACGCTTAATAATAATAACCTTGTTGCTGAATTTGACAGCATATTCTCAAAAATTAATTATAAATAACAAAGATACTTTAATTTGTTTTAGTTCCGATAAAGCTAAGTTCTTAGCAAAGCAATATCATAAAGCTGAAGCATATTATTTATCAGATTCATTATGCCAGCAACAACTAATTTTCAAAGCTAACCAGGTTAATTTGTATAAAAAGAATGACGATAAGTTACAAACTATTATCGGAAATCAAGTAACTATAATCAAGTATAAAGACGAAGAAAACAAATCATTAACTATTCAAATGAAAGGTTTAAACCTGGAGGTAAAGAAACAAAAGCGTTTAAAAGGCATTAGTATTATTTTCGGAGTATCCTGTTTAGTTTTTGCTTTAGTCAAGTAGTTAGCAGCAATTATTTTAAGTAGTCATTAAATTTCTTTTTTACCCAACCTTGACGAGTTTCTACTATCTCTCTGTAAGCTGCGAGCATACCTCTTAAAAATTCTACTCTTTGACAATCTTTGTCACTTAACTGCTCAATAATGCAATCAATTTTTAATTCAAATTCATCCTGGTGAAATTCTTTTACATATGTTTCCATAAAATTTAATTTATTATTTATATTTGTTATTATTTAGTCAAGTAAGCACAATGTAATTACATTTATATCAATTATCAATATGTTTGTTATATAAACGTTCTTTTAACATCCCTTCAATAAGAATAAGATAATTAATTGCATCACCGATTTTTTCTTCAATATATTTATCGGTAAAGTTTACAGCTCCATTATCAACAGCATCTAAAGTATCTTTAATGGATTGAAAGTGTTTAACAGCAAATTCCCAAGCTATTTTCTCCGGGCATGTATGAAAGCTAATACCTACTGACTGTTTAAAATTATGGAACTTATCGGAATCAGTAGAATATTCTTTGCCTTTCGATAACATAATTAACTTAATCAAATCAATTCTTTTTTCAATTACCTTATTAAAATCGGTTACATTCATTTGAATCCTTTGTTTTCTATTAAATAATCATACAGCTCTTTTATATCTTTATATTCTTCGTTAAGGTCTGGAGTGCCATACATACCATTCATCTCGTATAAATAATAACACAAATGATAATCACCATTTTCGGTTAATAGTTCTTCCCAAAGCAATTCATTTGCCCGAGCAATTTCATTAAAGGTATCTAATAAATCAATTTTTAAAGCATAAAGTTCATCTGATCTTTTATTGTGAGCTACTTGCAAATCAATAATTTGTTTAAATTTTTCGTAATTCATATTTTTATTTGTTGGTTAATTTCTACATTAAGTTAGTTTTTGTGTATAATGTTACTTACTTCCATCTTGTAATTGCATATCATTGTTATTATCTATTTTCCGATATCCTTCCGACCATAAAGTTTTAGTTAATATTACGCTGAGCTTTACGATGTCATCCTCTTCCAGTTCGGGTAAAAGTATATGTAAACTTTCATGAGTTAATATTTCTAAATGCTTTTTACCTTTCAATCGTATGTCAAGTTCGATAAGATTAAGTCCACAATGAGCCAGTCCCCAAATATTCTCTCTGCCTAATTTTAAATATTTAACTTTAATTTTCTTATTCATATTATAAATTTAAAGATATGTTCAATTATAGGCAAAGTCCAACCATCGCCAAGTAAACTACCGGCTTTTGATTTAGATAATATTGAAGTATATCCATCAGGAAAACCTTGCAATCGTTCCATTTCAATTTGATTAACGGTTCTAACAATTCCATCTTTGTATGAATATAAATTATTATTTGATTCCATTAAACAAGGACTTTTACCTTTAGTAACTCTTGCTCTTCTTGTTGTGCTTGTAGGAAAATTTAAATCTAAACAATCATTTTCAGTTACTATGTCATAACCTTTATTTGTATTTGTTTTGCACCTTAACTCATTATTTTCTTCATAGATTAAAGTAATCATTCCAGTTGTTTTGTTTCGGTGTTTTAAATATTCTTGACTTCCACTACTACCACTTCCTGTATTTAAACAACTATGTTTATCTGTATCAACGTAAATTTGAGGAACACCAAACTTTTCTCTACTTTTAATTCCATTTTGAGTATGTTGAACTCTACTAATGCTTTCCATTAAACAGCCTGTTTTTAATCTCTCAACATAACCATCAGTAATTATATCTTTAAACATTATTCCTAAATCTTTTGGTTGAGGTATATCAGTAACAATATCAAACATAGTTTCTTTAGTTTTTATATTACTCCAATAATATCTATCCCTTAATTGAGCAGTTACTAAACTACTATTAATTCTAACTGGATAAACTCCCAATGCTCGGCTCATAATACCAACATCTAATTTAGAAGCTGAACCTACATTTTCTTGAAGGAATAATACATTAGGGTTTAATGATTTGATATGTTCTAATATTTCTACAAACACAAAGAACAAACTGCTTTTACTTCCGTTTATTCCTGCACGTTTTCCAGCAGCAGATAAATCTTGACAAGGCGAACCACTTAAAATTAAATCAATACTTTGCCAATCAATATCCCAGTCTTTCCACTTAGTAACATCTCCTACTTGAATAGTATCAGGAAAATGATATTGTGTTAATTCTATTGCATAAGGTTTAATCTCACTTGAATAATATTTATCAACTTTAATACCTACATTCTCTAAAGCTTGTCGGCCTGTATTCATTCCATTAAATAAACTAACTACATTCATATCAATAAAAGTTTGTACAATTTCCATTAAAGTTAACAATTATATCACTTAATGCTCCATTCCTATGTTTAGCAACTATCAATTCTGCTTTACCAATAGTTGAGTTCCCAGCTCCATCATCCATTATAC